GATGGCTCGTTGCGCCCGCGACCACCGCGACGAGCTTCTCGCCGAGATGCGACGACATCACCCAAACCGATAACGTCGGCCGCATGGTCGAACTGGACGACATCGCTCCGCTCGTCGTCTCCAAGAACGGCCATGTCGAAGGCGGCGGCGATCTCCAGAAGGCATTCCGCCTCGCCACGTTCGGGCCGGTCGAGAAGTATGCGCGCGGAGGTATCGGCGGCTACCCGTCACGGATGAGCGCCAGCGGAAACCGCAGCTACGACGGCGGCGGCCTTTACGACGAGCTCGGACGCACCGGCCTGCGGCACTGGGGAGGCTTCGTCTTCGAGGAGTGGCTGCGCGAGCTCCAGACCGGGCGCCGCGCCGCCGAAGTGTTCCGGGAGATGGCCGACCAGGACCCGGTGATCGGCGCGATCCTGTACGTGATCGAGATGCTGGTGCGTCGGGTCGATTGGTGGATGGAGCCAGCGTCCGACAAGCCGCAGGACAAGGAGAACGCCGACTTCATGTGGGGTGCCTTGAACGACACCTACCACTCGTTCGAGGACATGATCGCCGAGATCCTCTCGTTCCTTCAGTACGGGTGGTCGTACTTCGAGATCGTCTACAAGCGCCGCGCGGGCCCGCACCCGAACAACCCGAAGCTGAACTCGAAGTTCTCGGACGGCAAGATCGGCGTTCGCAAGCTCAGGGTGCGTTCGCAGGATTCCCTCTGGAAGTGGGTATTCGACGACGATGGGGAGCTTGTCGGCCTGATCCAGAACCCTCCGCCCGACTACACGATCCGTTTCGTCCCCTACGACAAGGCGCTCCTGTTCCGGACGAAGGTCGTGAAGGACAACCCGGAGGGACGCTCGATTCTACGCACCGCCTACCGGCCCTGGTACTTCCTGAAGAACATGCAGAACATCGAGGGGATCGGCGTCGAACGCGACCTTGCCGGGCTGCCGATGCTGAAGGCGCCGCCGGGAGTGGACATCTGGAACACGAACGACCCGGTGATGGTCGGTGTCGCCGCAGCCGCGCAGAATCTGCTCTCGAGTATCCGCCGCGACGAGCAGGAGGGCATCCTGATCCCGGACGGATGGGAGTTCGGTCTCGTCTCGACAGGCGGTCGACGTCAGTTCGACACGAACGCGCTGATCACGCGCTACGAGCAGCGGATCGCGACGTCGGTGCTCGCCGACGTGATCCTGCTCGGGATGGACAAGGTCGGCTCCTATGCGCTCGCCTCCGAGAAGGTGGCGCTGCTCGGCTACTCGATCGGCGCGTATCTGGACACGATCGCGAACGTGATCAACGACCGGCTGACGCCGAAGCTGCTGGCGTTGAACGGGCAGAAAGGCATGACGGACTATCCGCAGCTCTGCCACGGCGCCATCGAGACGCTCGACCTGGAGACGCTCGGTACGTTCCTGACCGGCATGGCGTCCGCGGCCACCGCCGGAATGTTCGACGGCGAGGACGGGCTGGATCTGCGGGCATCGCTGCAGAAGCGCGCAGGCCTGCCGATCCCGGTGAATCCGATCCCGGGGGTCGGTGGCATGGGCGATCCGAACCAGGACAACACGGGCGCGGCCGACAAGCCCGCCGCGAACGGCAAGCCGAAGGCTCAGGCCGCTCCCCCCGCGGACGCGAAGCCGAAGCCTAAAGACGTGAAGGACCAGTCGAGAATGGCTAAGCCGGTGAATACATGAGTGTCACCATGACGCTCGGGGCTGCGGCGCTCGGCAACGGGCAGGTCAGACTCTCATGGGCGTACACGCACCCCCCCACCGTCGACCTGTACGACAACGGCAAGGTGACAGGCGCGATCCCGATCGCATCGACGGTCGTGATCCTCACCGGACAGACACCCGGCAGCCACACGTACCAGTTGAAGGACGAGGCGACCGGCGGCGTCAGCACGAAAGCCACGGTGACGGTGACGTGAGGTACGCAGCGACGGGCATGATCGCTTTGGCGATCGCCATCGGCGCCGTCGTCGCCACCGGAGGAGGCGGCGGAGGGGGAGGCGGCGGACAGTATTCGAGCCTGTGTTCGTCCAACATGTCGGCCGCGAACGTGTGGGTAAACCTCGCGGGCGCTGGCGGGTCCCCGTCACGGTCAGCGTCGCAGATTTCCTACAACGCCACGAACGCGTACGGAGACCTCGGATCTGCCTACTCGGCGGCGACAGCAGGAGACATGATCCGCGTCATCTCGAGCTCCACGACGACCACTCAGGAGATCGACTATTCGAGCGGCAAGAACGCTACCGCAACGCAGACCTACATCTGCTCGTCGAACGGCGTGGTGCAGCTCCGCAGCCTTCTCTATGGCGACTGCAACACGCTGAACGCCCCCACCTACCTGACGATCGACGGCGGCACAAATCGCGACATCAAGGTCGGCGGGGCAGGTAGCTCTTATGCTGGCGGCGGGTTCTCTGCCTGCAACGGACAGCAGGACGTGGTCGCGAACATGCAGTTCTGTGTCGCTGAGAGCCTGACCGGCCCGTGTTTCGAGTGGCGCGAGGCATACGCCACGACGATCGCATGGAACATCATCGGCCCTGCCTGCTGCGGCTATAACGGCACGCACGGTTCGACGCCGTGGAACATGCTGCTCGCGGTCTGCAACGACCCGCCGAACTGCACGCAGGGCGTCAACCCGTTCTCCGGATACGCGGACAACAACCTCATCGTCGACCACAACATCTTCCGCGGCAATAGCCGTTTCTGCGACGCGTGGGACGCAACGTGGGGAGGAACCTACGGGACCTGCTCCGCCAACAGCTTCGTCACTTGCCCGGACTCGACGCAATGCCACGGCGACTGCATCCACTCGTGGGGAGAACGAGGATCGACTTTCTCGAACAACCAGTTTCTCCATTGCGCCACGCAGGCGTTTTTCCTAGAGGAGTCGAGCGGTGGCGCGAATGTGTCGGGCACCATTGAGAACAACTATTTCACCAAACTTCAGACGGAAGGGGCGCAGGCCGGGTTTGGGGGTGGCACCGGCAGCCACGGGATCTGGGGTGGCTGGTGTGCAGATTCGTGCTTCGGCCATCCGACCGGCACATGGAACATCCGTTACAACACGGCGATCGGGACCGCGGACGTAGGTGTCGATCTCGGATGCAGCGTGTTCGGCATGCAATGTCACTACGGCACCAGCACTATCAACGTGGTCGGAAACACTGGGTTCGCCTTCTACGGCAATGACTCCAACACATGTACGGGCGGCAGTGAAGCCGGGAACGGCAACCCGAATACCCTCACCTACGCATACCACGCGAACGTGTGGACGAGCGACAGCGACCCGCACGTCAATAGCGGAATCCCCGATACGTGCGACGCGACCGACTCTGCCGTGACTAGGGCCACTGCGACGGGCTGGTACAACGACGCGAACCCGCCGACGCTGAACACGAGCGCGAACCCGCCGATCGGTTTCGTTGGCACGGGCGCCACCTACTGCACCGGCACCGATTACAACGGGCACGCCCGGTCCGGGTCGACGTGCAATGCGGGACTGCTGAACCAATGAGGTCGGTTAATGGCGCTGACTGAGGTGGGGATCGCCCAGACGAACTCGGCCGTGGCGACCATCACCCTGTCCGGGGTGACGCTCGCGATCGGCGACGTAATCCTGCTCGGCTGCGGGGTAGGGGCAGGCGGCGGCTCGGGGACGTGCGCTGATTCTGGCGGCACCAACACGTACACGCTCCTGAACGGATTCCTCGCGCACGGGTTACGCGCCGACCTGTTCGTGTGCAAGCTGGCTGCGGCGTTGTCCGGCGGGACGATCACGTACACGCCGTCGTCTTCGAGCGACTGCTACCTATGGGTGGTGAAGGTCGCGAGCGGCAACACGGCCACCCCGACCGGACACAACGCGGATGGCAACCAGGCGGCGACCGCGAACCCGGACACGGGGTCGATCACGTCAGGGGCTGGCGACACTGTCGTCACCTACTTCGTTTACAACCCGACGGGAGGCACGTTCACCGCCCCGACCGGATACACGCAGAGCGGACTGACAGCGACGATCGAGATCGGCCCCGGCGACCTGAAAGCGGCGTGGGCATACCAGGACTCTGCCGCCGGAGGGACGATCAACCCGACGGCCACGACCGGGTCTTCCGTTGCTTTGTCGGGCGGGTCGATCGCGTCAATGCCGGTGTCCGGTGGTGGCCTCGCCTTTGGACAGGACAAGGTCAAGACGAAGTTGCAGGCAGTCTCCCGGTCCGCTCTCTGGTGCCAGGCGTTCCGTCGCCACGGCAAGAGCGGCATCTTCCTCCCCGACGGGATCTGGACTCCGCAAGCCGCGTGATCCCCCCGGGTCATCTCGAAGACGCGGGTTACGGAGAGGTGTTCTGCCATCCCGACACCGCCGCGGATCTACTCGAGGATGGACTCACGGTCGACGACCGACCGGCGCAAGCGATTCTCGTCGGTGTCTGGGAGCACGCCCACCAGATCAAGATCAAGGTGCCATCCAGTCAGGACTGGTGGTGCTACGGCGAGCACGTCGTTCGCACTGCCGCCCGCAACCGCGAGATCCAGCGGCAGCAGGTAGTAGACTCGGTTCCTGCGTGACCCCCGGACCGGGAATGATCGGAGTGCTGGCGCAAGACACGGCCCGCTTCAGCGTGTTCGCGTCCAGCATGACCAGCATCCAGGCTCCGCCCGGCACGTCGATCGAGTGGATGTTCGGGATGGACATCCCGGCCAGCCTCAATCAGCTCGTCGAGACGATGCTGCTGACGCCCGAGAACGAATGGCTCTGGCTGATGGGCGACGACCACGTCATCCCGGCCGAGACACTCATGCGCCTCCTCGCCCATGAGAAGGACGTCATCGTGCCGCTCTGCCTGATGCGGATGCCGCCGTACAAGCCGGTGATCTACGCGAGCGAAGAGGACGGGGTTCGCCAGTGCGTCGAACTCGACGACCATCCGAACGGAGGCCTGATCGAGGTGCATTCGGCAGGGAACGGGGGCATGGTGATCAGCCGCCTGGTGCTCGAGGTGATGGGGCCGCCGTGGTTCGAGTACGGGAAGGTCAGCCCGACGACGCTGGCCGAGGACGTGTACTTCTGCGACAAGGCACGCGAGCTCGGATTCGACATCTGGTGCGACCTTGACGTTCCGCTCGGCCATTGCACGACCGCGATCGTGTGGCCGCAGTTGCTCGACACTGGCTGGACGCACGGGTTCGTCATGGCCGGTGGATTCCAGATGTCTGTCCCGCGCGAGAGCCGGGTCGTGAGAGTGTGAAGGGCGCCGTCCTCCTCGGGTCCGTCGGTCGCGCCGCGCGCGGACTCGTCATGGTGCCGCGGCTACCGTCCGTGCCGAGTCTGCGCACCGGCAACCCGTGGACGGACGACGGCGACGTGTACGCCGAGTGCGGAGTAGAGGGTTGCAAGGCCGCGGGCGGCGACCCGTATCACGTCATGGGGTCGAGGCGGATGGTGCAGAAAGCGATGGCCCAGCACCACAGCTTCTACCACGTCGACGAGACCCTCGTCGTCAAGTTGAATCAGCGCAAGCACTAGCAGCCGATACACCCGCCCGACTTTCGTCAAGCACGCTAAGGGGGGTTCATGGCTGCGAAGACCTACACGTTTCTGAATGGAGCGGTGCCTGGCGCAGCGGCAGCCGTTCCGATCGCCACCAACTCGGCGATTCGCACGATGCTGCAGCTTCAGGCATCCGCCAACGTCGCAATCCGCTTCACTGAGTTCTGGTTCGACTTCGACGGTTCGGCGGCCGCAACGCCGATCCGCTGCGAGCTGCTCGGGCACACGACGGCTCCGCAGACGACGCTGACGACGTACGCCAACGCGGACATCGCGCCCGCGAACGATCCGAACGCCGCGAACTGGGACGGAACACTCGCGTCGAACGCGTCGGGCTTCTCGTCGCAGACGACAGAGGTCGCGCCGACAGGCACGGTGCGCAACCTGAACACACAATTCGTTCCGCCCACGTCCGGCGTCTACATCCAGTACCCGCTCGGACGCGAGCCGGAGGTCAAGGTGGCGTTCTACGCTCGCATGCGCGTCACGGCGACCGCGTCGGTCAACTGCTACTGCGGCGGCTCCTTCGAGTGCTAGAAGGGCCTCGCGTTTCGCTTGTCGCAGCCATGTCGGGAAGGCCGCTCGAGTACGACGAACTCGAACTCGAGCGGCCCCCGGCCCCAACGTCGATGCCGCCGCTATGTCTGCGGCGGCTTCAGATGCCGGAGCGGCATGACTGTTCGAGCAACTGCCCGGGCATGCAGCCAGATGGTTCCTGCCTGTGCACGATCGTGATGAACGAGCGCGAGGCGGGAAGGGAGCCGATCTTCGAGATCGACAAGGATGGCTTCTGGTGCCTCGCTTCAACGTAGACGACCCGGGTACTGTCGCCGTCTGCGCCGAGGAAGCGGCCCGCTACACGCGGTTCCTGATCTCGGTGCAGGCGCTCGGCATGCCGCCCGGATCGCAGATCCGATGGCTCCTGTCGAGCGACACGACCGCGAGTCGCAACAGCTCGTGCCGTGATCTCTACGGCGAATGGGTCTGGTTCGTCGACGACGACCACGCATTTCAGCCGGACATCCTGCGCAGACTCCTGACGCATGACGTCGACATCATCGCGCCGCTCGTTTTGCGCCGCCATCAGCCGTTCCTGCCAGTCGCCTGCCTCGACGACGAAGTGCTCGACCTTTCGCAGCATCCTGAAGAAGGCCTCCTCGAGGTGGACCACACTGGTTCGAGCGGGATGCTGATCCGCCGTCACGTCATCGAGGCGATGGAAGACCCGTGGTTCGAGCTCGGGAACGGCATCTCTGAGGACGTCAACTTTTGCCGGGCCGCGCGCGACGCTGGCTTCTCCATTCACATCGACCTCGGCTGCCGGATGGGCCATATCACTCCGGCCGTCGTCTGGCCGTACTGGGACGAAAACCTCGGCCAGTGGGTGACGGGCTTCTCGATCGCCGACGGCTTCGAGATCGGAGTCGACCTCACTCCGCAGTTGACGTAGGGGAATAGATGGCCCGCGCAGGCCGTGGTCATCCGAATCAGAGCATCCGCACTGGCGTCGTCTTCCTGCAGGGCGGGGGGGCCGCTGGTGTAGGACGCGCGTCCGGTCTCGGGCCTGCAGCGCCAACCGTGATCCTGCCGCTGCCGACGCAGCGGATGCAGACGGTGCTCGTCCAGAACGTCGCGGTCTCCGAGCGGCGCCGGATGCCTCGCCGCTTCCCGTCGCAGATTTGGGAAGGGGACGAGATCCGCCAGACGAATCAGGGCGTGGCATTCACGTTTGGCGCGATCGCGAAGCAGCTTGGGCCGGAACCACCCATGATCATCTTGCCGTTGCCGACGCAGCCGATGATGACCGTGGTGGTCGCGTGTTGCGCCGTGCGCACTAGGCTCGAGCAGAAGCGCCACATGCCGCTGCAGGGGTACGGATCGCAGTTGGTCAGAAAGACTGGGTCTCTGAACGAGTACGACAAGTCGGTCGAGTTCCAGTCGATGCGGATGCTCGGCCCGCGTCCGCCTCAGATCATTCTGCGGCTGCCGTCGCAGCAGATGATGACGATCGCGACCAACCTCGTAGCCCGAGCATTCCGGTTGACGATGCCGAGACGGATCCCGCACTACTTCGTCCGAGCCGGGATCGCGGAGCCGCGCCTGACGATGCCCGATCGACGTCTCTACGTACAAGTGGACTTGCAGGCGGTCGCGACACGGATCGCCGCGAAGCTCCGCCAGCCGCACTCGAAGCTCCTCGTCATTCAGGTGCTGGCGCAGCCGCCGCCACCTGTCGTCACCGAGATGTCCGTCACGCTGGCCGGGCGCACGCGCGGCGACGCTCAGCGCAGAGCGCCGCATTCCCGCCGGATCGCGCCAGCGGTCTACAACATCCCGATCTTCTCGACGACGGTCTGGCTGGCCGCCAGATACCGGAGAGGCCACTGGGATCTTCCGCCGCCAACGTACATCAGCAACGTCACGATGCCGCAGTTCGTGCCGGTGCCGATCCCGCCGACGCCGCCGTTCGCACCGATCCTCGTCTCGACCGTTGCTCCTCGAGCGACGAGGGAGACGTACTGGCGCCGCTATGTAGAGCACGCCTACTTCGGCCCCATGGTCGTGTCGCCAGCGGTGCCGGTGCAGACGAGCCTCGAAACCACGCTTGCGCTCAGGCCGAGAACCGACGCACAACGGCGCGCGCCGCACTATCGCCTCCAGGCTCCGACCGTTGTCGAGCCGTACCTGCGCGTCCCCGACCGGAGACTCGTACTCCAGGTCGACTACCAGTCCGTCGCCACGCGCTCGTCGATGGTGCGTCGACAGCCGTTCTCTCGCATCTATCCGCCAGCGACGCTCGAGGCGGCGTCCATACAAATCGCGGAACGCACGATCCGTGTCTCCCTCGTCGCAAGCCGGACGCGATCAGAAACCACGCGTCGAACACCGCATTTCCATCTCACCAGTCCATCCACGCTTGAGCCGTGGTCTGTCGCCCTCCAGCTACGCCTCATCGACACATGGCTCTCGGGCCGCACGCGCATCGAGATGCCGCGGCGAGCTCCGCATTCCCATCTCTCCTCTCCGACGGTCGTTACGGCAGCCGCCACGCTCACGCAGCAGCAGCAGACGATCATCGTCACCACAGTTTCTGTCTCGACGCGTCGCGCGTTGCCGCGCCGCTGTCGCGGCAACTCGCGCCAGGGTCGACCCGTCGTTGTCTTCGCGCCCGGGCCGCCGCTCAATCCGCCCACCGTTCAGGTAACGCTCGCTGGTACCAACCGCTTGACGCGCGGAAGGCGTGCGTCCCACTACGCGCTCTCTCCGCCAGCGACCATCGCCGCCCCTCCGCAGGTTTTCTACGGCCCCGTCGTCACGCTCGCGGCCAGCCGCGCGAGACTCCTCAGCAGACGGACGGTCTCTCGCCTCGCCGCTCCCGCCACGCTCGAGCCGTGGTCTGTCGCGCTTCAGGAGCGACAGATTGGCGTCTGGGCAGCGGGACGCACCCGCATCGAGACCGTCCGGCGCGCGCCACACTCGCACCTGTATCAGGGGATCGCCGAGCCGCCGCTGCAAATGCCGGATCGGCGCCTGTACGTCCAGGTGGACCTGCAGGCGATCTGGACGCGGACAACAATGGCGCGGCGCCGACCGACGTCGCGTCTCTCTCCGCCGCAAACCCTCCAGGTCTTCTCTGGCCCAGAGGTCGCATTCCCGCTCGGACGCACGCGCTCCGAGGCACAACGTCGAGCTCCGCATTCGCATCTGTCTCCGCCCGCGGTCGTAGCGGCGCCCACGACACCATCCCAACAGCAGCAAACGCTACGGGTCGTCACAGTCGCCATCTCGACTCGCCGCGACCTTCCGCGCCGCTGCCGAGGAAACTCACGGCAGGGGCGCCCGGTTGTCGTCTTCGCCCCGGGTCCGCCGCTTGTTACGGAGACTCAGGTCTGGCTGTCCGGGCGCACGCGGGTAGAGGCGCAACGCCGGGCGCCGCACTATTCCCTGGAGCCGCCCGCAACGCTGGCGGCAGCGACGACGCCACCGACGCTCCAGCAGCAGACGATCCACGTCACGCTCGCGACGCAGAGCCTGATCGCGTCACTCCGCCACCGCCAACCGCTCTCCGGGCTCGGGCCTCCGTTCGTCGTCAACCCGATCGCCTCGCTGCGCGCGCAGGTGATCAACGTCACGCTGACGGCGATCGGTCGCACAGACCGCGTCCGTCGCGAGCCGACATCCCGGCTCTACCCGCCAGCGGTTCAGGTATATCCGCCGCTCGACACCACCATCGCCGTCACGCTGGCTGGGCGCACACGGACGGAGACTGGACGGCGCGCACCGCACTCTCGTCTGTCGCCGCCACCGGTTGTTGAGCGAGCCATCCAGGCGCCAGACCGGCGTCTGAGCCTCCTCGTCGTCCTCGCCGGACGCACGCGCGTCGAACTGATCCGCCGGGCACCGCACTCACGTCTGCGGCCGGGAATCGTCGAGCCGTCTCTGCTTCCGTCAGATCCTCGCCTCGTCCTCCGCGTAGACACGCAGGCGCTCTGGACGCGCACGAGCATGGTGCGACGCCTTCCCCGTTCGCGTCTCGCCGGACCAGCGATCGGAGCTGTCGCACCGGCCGCGCCTGTCGACACCACCCTCCTCGTCGTTCTCGCTGGCCGCACCCGCGTCGAGGCCCAGAGACGTGCCCCGCACTATCTGCTTTCGGCTCCGAAAGTCGTCGAACCAGCGTTGCAACTCCCCGATCGACGCCTGACGATCCAGATCGACACGCAGGCGATTCCGACCCGGCAGAGCATGCCCCGGAGGGCGCCGCACTACGACCTGTCGCCACCCGCAACACTCGAACCGGCGTCTGTCGCGCTGCGCAATAGAACCATCGACACGCTCCTGAATGCGGTCCCGGACCGCACTTCCAGGCTCAGGCGCGGTCCACACTCGCATCTGTCGCCGCCCGCGACGCTCGAGCCGGAATCAGTAGAGCTCCGGGAGCAGACGATCACGGTCGTCCTCGCCGGACGCACGCGAGCCGAAGCGGTTCGCCGGGCACCGCACTACCGGCTCGCGCCTCCCGCCGTCGTCGGCCGACGCCTCCAGCCACCGGACCGACAACTCACGATTCCGACTCCGTTCGCTCCGGCGCCGAAGCAGCCGCGACGGACGCACTGGTCATACCCCGGCCCGACGCCGACGCCCCCGGTCGTCACGACGATCCGCCTTGCGCTCTCCTACCGGACGCGCACTGAGACGCAGCGACGCGCGAGCCACTACACCCTCGGCGAGCCTACGACGCTCCAGGTCTTCTCTGGGCCGCGTGTCACGCTCGTCAGCGTCCGCACCCGCGTCGAGGCGGTCCGCCGCGCTTCTCGTTACCGGCTCGCCCCGCCGACGAAGATTAACCCGCTCGCGACGCTCGCCCAACAGACGCTGCGCGTCGTCACCGTTGCCGTCAGGACGCGGGTCGAGTACCGGCGCCACGTCGTCCAGCACTTCCTGCAGCCGCCGACCGCGATCCTTCCGAAGGCGGACATCGAGCGGCAGACGATCAGGACGAAGTTCAAGATCGCCGTCTGGGGACGCCTCGACCGCGTCCGGCGGATCCCGCACTACATCCTGTTCCAGCCGACCGTCGTCGTCCCGATCGCGCTCGTCAACTGGCGCCTGTCGCCCGACACGAACTGGATCTTCGAGGCGGCGGCTGCGAACGATTGGCTCGCTGATCCGGCTGCCGGTTGGGAGATGGAGGCCAGCGCGAACTGGCTGATCGAGGCTGACCCTGGATCGGGATGGATCATCGGAAACCGATAGGAGCGCCATGCCGCTAATGGGAGTGCCAGCAGGAGGAGCGCCCGGACCACAAGGACCGCCGGGAGCCGACGGAACATCAGGTGTAGGAATCAACGTGAAAGCGTCTCCGTACAACGCCAAGGGCGACAACTCCACGGATGACAGCGCAGCATTTCAAGCCGCCATCGACGTAGCGACAGGGGCCACAAACGCGGAGGTCGACATTTTCGTCCCCGGCGGACGCTACATCATTAACTCGGCTCTAAACTTCGGGACGAAACGCGTGCGGTTCATCGGCGAAGGAGGGACGACCTACGGCGATCCACGACACGGATCCGTGCTGAAGACTGGCACGAACGGGATGACTCTGCTCAATATCGACGCAGGCGGCTCGCTCAACCCTGCGGGACCAAAGTTCGAGAACCTCATGCTCTACGACGCTGCGCTGGGATCCACGCTCGTCAGCATCACGAACACGAACCGCGTGTTCTTCCGGGACGTGATGTTCGCCGCCAACACGAATGCTGACGGCACAATCGGATTCGCATCGACATTCCCGGGCGGAGGCGACTGCAGTTGGCATGACTTCACGAACTGCACCTACTACAACCTCACGTCAATGTTCGCACCAACGAAGTGTCTCGGCGTCGTAGTCACCGGCGGGTCGTTCAACGGTTGCGCCACAAACATGAACCTTCTAGGGAACGCAGCGCACTGGCGGGTAACCGACGTGAAGGCGGACGGCGGAGCGTTCATCTGCTACGGCGCCTGGAACACCTTCAAGGGAATCAAATGGGAGGTGCAAAGCAGCACCGCCGTGCAGGGATTCCTGATCGACTACGACGGGGCAACCACGAACAGCGGCCAGTACAACAGCGTATTCGGACTGACGATGAACGCGAACGGCGGGTCGAGCGTGAATGGCTTGAAGCTCTCCACGAACGCACTCTGCAAGTACAACGCCATCTACGGATTCAGCGCGGCAGGCTTCGCGGACGAGACGCACGGATGCGCGGTAGCGAACCAGAACGTCATCGAGTTCCTCAATCCGAACTCGAGCTACGGCATGCGTTACGACAATGGCATCGGCAACTTCGTCCAATCAGCATCCCCCGGCACAAGCGGCATCGCAGTCGGGTCGAAGTGGACGGACATCGACGACGGACAGTTCTACGTGTTTCAGTCTGGCGCTTGGCACGCCGTCACGGTGAGCTAAGTGCCGATCGGCATTCCGACAGAACGCTACGCCCAGATCCTCTCGGGGCAGACTGGAACGACCATTCTGTCGCCAGCCACCACAATCGCCGCAGGGACATGCGCGTTCGTGCTGGCGACGATCGGTGCGAACAAAACGATTAGCTCCGTGGTCGACTCAGTCGGGAACACATGGACTGTCGACAAGACCATCAGCGACGGTACGCGCGCGGTCGGTTCCGCATCTGCAGAGATCGTCACGCAGATCACGTCTAGCGACACCATCACGATCACATGGTCTAACGCGACCTCGTCGCAAGCCCACATTTGGGTGCAGGAAGTCACCGGCCTCGTAACCTCATCTCCGTTCGACACGTTCAAGACCGGGACGGGGACGACCACCGATCTGACAACCGGGCCCACCGCAACGCTGGCGCAGGCCAACGAGATCGCATTTGGGTGCTTCCGTTGCAATACATCGAACACCACATGGACGAAGGATGCGTCGTGGTCGAACCCAACGACGCCTACGCTCGACGCCTTCTCGGGCCTCGAGTACATCATCGTGGCGTCAACGACTGCCCTCACGGCTGCCCCCACGGGACCCGCATCAACGATCAACTGGGCCGGGCTTGTCGTGACATACAAAGGGGGAGCTACTGGTCCGCAGATGATCCCCGGCCCGTCGCCCGTGCTTGGCCTCCAGGCGTAAACCGATAGGCGCAGACCGTGAGCGACGACGTCTCCTCCTGGTACGCGTCCGACCTTTCCACCGAGTTCATCAAGGTGAAGGTCACGGCCACCGTCAACGGCAACGCTGCCTACAACCCGACCGTCGACGTCGTCTACTTCGCCTTCGTGGCGCGAGAGGCCGAACCACAGAACAGCGACTGGGTGGTGGGTCGGTGGGAGACGGAGACGCTCGTCACGCCGAACGGCACCGTGCACATCTACCGGGCGCTCGGACTGATCGGGCCCACCGCGAAAGTGCTCGCCCGCGGCGTCTACGACGTGTACGTGAAGATCGTCGACAACCCGGAGATTCCGGTGCGGTACGTCGGCATCCTCGAGGTCGGCGCGTGACCGACATCCGTACGACTCTCTATCTCGAAGGAGAAGAGGTCGAAAAGGTGTCGAGCAGAGTGGCAAAGGCGGCCGACTTGCAGATCCCACCCGAGTCACGCGCGGCGCTTGCGACATTCTGGCGCTCCCATCCCTCACTGCGGGCCCACTGCAAGAAGGAGTACGGCTTCGATCCGGTCCGCCAGCCCGACGACTACTGGAAGCCCGGATTGGCTGAGCCGGAACACGCCGACGTCCTTCGCGAAGCGCGCAATAAAGGGTTCACGCTCGACCTCGTGAAGCGCTGGCAACGCGAGGAGCTCGCGGAAGCACGGAAAGATGCCATCGAGAAGGCGACCAACATCGAGGCGCACCTGCGCATCGTCGGCGTGATGCACCACCCGTCCGGTGCCCGCGTCTACCGGCTCGCCACCCGCGACGACCACTACGTCGGCCGCACGAACCCGACGAAGGCGCGTGCCTTGAAGAACGACGTCGTCAAGGTGACTGCGCGCCACGTGAAGCCGACCGACGCTGGTGATCTCGCCTGGACGAACCTCGAGGTGGCTGGTCTGAACACGGGGCGTCGCGCCGACAGCCGCCGAGACATTCTCGCGCGCATCGGCGGCGGAGACATCACGCCCGACATGGCGATGGTGAAAGACGACGCTCCGCCCGCAGGCGACGAAGGCACGACCGACCCGGACGCGGTCGCGAACGTTCCGATGGGGCCGACCGCGAACTCGGTGCACGTCAACCGCCCGCTGAAGAACATCAGCCTCTTCTACGGACGCAAGAACAAGAAGGTCGGCGTCGTCAAGGCGTGGGGGATGGAGCAGCAGCTCGTCTACGGCGTCGTGCTAGAACCGGACGTGTTCGACCGCCAGGGCGACTACGTGCCGCGCGCACACGTAGAGAAAGCGGCGCATGGCTACCTGAAGAAGGCCCTGCGTGGCAGCAACCGAGTCACGAAGCTCCAGCATCGCGCGAACGCGTTCTTCCGGGACCAGCCGTCGATCGTCCCTGTCGAGTCGTTCATCGCCCCGGTCGACTTCACGTATCAGGGCAGCAACGAGCCGGTGAAGGCGGGAACGTGGGTGATCGTGCTGCACATCGAGGACCAGGACCTCTGGGATCAGGTAACGGCGGGGCACTGGGATGGCATTTCGATCGGCGGCTCCGGCAAGCGCACGCCGATGGGTCCTGTCGGCCACCACTGAACCGTTCCCGCAAGACGCCGATACCCCGACGCCGATGAGCCTCTTCCGTCACAACCGACTCGAAGATGTGGAGGGCCGTGAGTTGTCTCTCGTCAAATCCGGTGCGAATGGGCGCCGCATTCTGCTTCGCAAGGATGATGAGCCGCTCGAGTTCGCCGACATGCTGTCCGTCCCCTGGGAGCACGAGGGCGCGTTCAGCGACATGCTCCGCAAGGAGGGAGTCGACGAATCGACGATCGACGCAGCGATCGGCGGCTTCCGTCTCCTGAAAGCCGCCAGCGACGATCTCCCCGAGGACGTCCGCGTCGTCGTGGAGAAGCTCGGTTCGCAGATGTACCCGATCATCAACAAGCCGCTCAACAACATGGACGACGCGGACGCGGGAACCGAGGGGACGAACGACAACGGCGCGAACGACCTCGACGACCCCGAGGACACGACGTCGATGGCGAAGGACGAGGACGACCCGGACGAGGACGTCGACGATGTCGCGAAGCGGAACTTCGACCGCGGCGTTGGGGGCGGCGTCGATCGCGACAAGCTTCCCGCGTCAGACTTCGCGGGTCCTAACCGGACGTACCCGATCGTCACGCAATCGGACGTCGGGGACGCGATGAAATTGTCAGGCAAGGCAGCGGATCCAGCAGCCGTCAAGGCGCGGATCGCTTCCATCGCCCGACGCAAAGGACTCACGCCTCCGGGCGGGAGTGACGCCAACGTCAAAAAGGGGGGCACGATGTCCGATGGGACACTGCCGGTTCCGATCAGGAAGGACGACGGGTCCTGGGACCTGTCCGGCGTCCCGGAGGAGAACCGGACCTTCCTCGAGACGGTCCTGAAGGCGCATGACGATGCCGCGGCTGCCAACACGGAGCTCAAGGCACAGATCGTCAAGGAGCGCGAGGACCTCGCGAAGGAGCGCAACTTGCGCCGCGAGAGCGAGTTCATCCAGAAGGCCGAGGGCTACAAGCACTTGGTCGAGGATCCGAACGAGCTCGGGCCGGTGCTGAAGGAGATCGCTGACGCCGTCTCCCCGGAGTCGTTCGCGACCCTGGAGAAGGCACTCTCGGCCGCCGAGGCGCGCGTCGAGACCGGCGATCTGTTCAAGGAGCTCGGCGCAGCGAACCTGCCCGGTGAAGAGTCCGGCGGGGACGCGATGGCGAAGCTCGAGAAGATGGCCGCAGACCTCGTCGAGAAGAGCGGCGACACGGAGATGACGGTCGAGAAGGCCTTCGCCCACGTCCTCGTCACTCCGAAGGGACGCGAGCTGTACTCCGCCTACCTGGCCGGGGGGGTGGCATAGATGGCAGTCGAGAACAACGTCGGGATGGACTGGTCGCTTGCGGCCAACGTCGATCTCAGCGCGAAGCAGTTCTTCTTCGTCCTGTGCAACTCCACCAGCAAGGCCGACCTCTGCACAGGAGCGGCATCGGAGGGATTCTTCGGAGTCCTACAGAACGACCCGACGCTCGGCCAGGCCGCCGAGATCCGCTACGGCGGCATCTCGAAGGTCGTCTGCGGCGGGGCTTTCAACCCGGGTGACTACGTCACCTCGGACTCGGCTGGGAAGGCGATCAAGTACACGAAGGCGACCGTGTTCACGGGTACGCCGTACGTGGTCTCCGGCTCGTCGGTCTATGGCCTCGCGCTCAGCGCGGGCGTCAACGGCCAGCGCGCATCCATCGTCGTGCAGCCCATGGGGCTCCACAACTAACCGGCACACAGGGAAAGGGGGGTTAACAAGACATGCCAGAGCCTTCTCTCAACGCTGTCCATGTAAACAGGCCGCTGACGATGATCAGCCAGGCCTATTTGCAGGACGCGCGAATGTACATCGCAGACAAGGTCTTCCCCGTCGTGCCGGTGAGCAAGCAGTCCGATCGCTACTTCATCTACACGAAGGGCGACTGGTTCCGCGACCAGGCGCAGATCCGCGCCCCGGCCACGGAGTCGGCAGGTGGCGGCTACGGGCTCGACAACACGCCGACCTACTACTGCCCGGTCTACGCGTACCACAAGGACGTCGACGATCAGGTCAGGTCCAACTCGGACGACCCGCTGAACGCGGATCGCGACGCCACGATGTTCGTGACGGAGCGGATGCTGATGAGCCGTGAGCGCCAGGCCGTCAACATCTTCTTCACCACGTCCACGTGGACGGGATCCTCGACAGGCGGAGACATCACGCCGGGCACATTGTGGTCGGCCGCGAACTCCACGCCTCTCGAGGACATCGAGACGCAAATCTGGGCGATCGAGGGCCAGACCGGGAAGTTCCCGAACCGGCTCGTGCTCGGAGCTACCGTCTGGAAGATCCTGAAGAACCACTCGGAGATCATCGAGCGGATCAAGTACACGCAGCGGGGCATCAACACGCCGGAGATCCTGGCGTCGCTGATCGCGCCTCCGGGAGTCAACGACTTCCAGGTGCTTGTCGCCGCGGCGATCTACAACACCGCAGAAGAGGGGGCGACCGACAGCTTCACGTGGATCGCGCCCACGAAGTCCGCGGTGCTGCTGTACTCGCCAGCGGAAGCAGGCATTCAGGTGCCCGCGTCGGGCTACAACTTCACCTGGACGGGTCTGCTGGGTGCAGGCGCATTCGGGTCGGTCATCTCGACGATCCCGATGCCCTTCCTCGGCCGGAACACCGTCCGGATCGAAGGCGAGCTCGCGTTCGTCACGAAGATCGTCGGGGCAGACCTCGGCGCGTACTTCCTCAACGCAGTCGCGTAAGGAGAGACATGAGCGCAACAATGATCGAGTACATGGTCGAGAAGCCCCGGCCCATCCAGTTGAGCACGGGGGAGACGATCGAGGCGCAGGTCGGCCAGATCCTCTCGGCAGAGGAGGTCGAGTCCTGGGGTGAGGCCGCGGTGCGGCACATGACAGGAAGCGGCATCATCCGCGCGATCCCACTCGTTCATTCACCGCGTTCGCCAGAGCTCGTCGCCTCCGCAGGCTCGAGCATGGGGGTCGAAGGGGGCAGCGGCCAGGCCGCTGCCCCCGCTGCCAACGAGAGCGAGGTAGAGGTCGAGTTCCACCCGGGCGTCGTCTCGGAGAGCACGACGGCCAACGCCTCCGCTGGCTTCCCGCAGCATCGCGGAGGCGGAATGTACGTACTTTCTGACGGGTCCCAGGTCAAGGGCCGTCATAAGGCCATCGCCGCCGAAGCCGCGCTCAAGGCGTAGGTATGGCAGAAGTCGGCACCCACGAGCACATCAAGGGCAAAGGCCTCTCGGCCGTCTCGGTCACAGGCGGTGGCGGCACCCAGACTTTCGATCTTCCCGTAAGCGGCTTCGTCAGCCTCGTCCTGCTGGCTCGGATGACGGCCAGCGCCTCCGGCGATCTTGCGGTTGCCGTGCAGGCGTACGAGGACGACGGAACCACGGCGTTCGCCGTGTCGCTGCCGACAGACCAGGCCGTCGCCTCCGCCCTCAACGCAGGCGTTGCCCGGCTGCTCGCCTCCTATAAGCTCAACGGCATCGACAAGGTGAAGGTCACTGTGACCAACACGAACGTCGCCGCCCAGACGGTCACCGTCGTCTACTACGCCACGGACTAGAGTTCACACGTCGATGACGTGGACGTACGACCTCACCGAACTCGCCACATCCGAGGTGTACCAGATCCGGCTCGAGATCGGCGACACCGACGGCAGCGACCAACTCCTGCAGGACGAGGAGATCACCCAGAACATCGCGGTCGAGATGAACCTGTGGGGAGCCGCCGCACGATGTTGCGAGCAGATCAGCCGCGTCTTCCTGCGCAAGGCAGACATTCGCCTCGGCCGCGTCCTCTACCTGCTGTACGGCAAGCAGGCGACTCAGTACATGGACATGGCGAAATGCCTGCGCGTCAAAGCGCTCGGCGCCAACGTGCCGTGGATCGGCGGGCAGTTCGTCGAGGACAAGATCACGTACGCCGAGGACGAGTCGCTCGTGAAGCCGAAGTTCGCAAAGGAGATGATGACCGACCCGTGGGTCGGTGTCCTCGGCTCCGACACCGACAACTCGACGGCCGGGCTTCCCATCGGCGAACAGTGAGCAAACTGCCTCCGCAGATCAAAGGGCTGATGCTCAACGAGGTCACCTGGGAGGGCTTCATCGGGCAGGATGGTTTCACCGACGAGCTCTACACGGAGCCGCGCACGATCAAGTGCTGGATCGAGGAGAAGGGCGGCTTCGGAGGCATCCAGCGCAACCAGGCCGGAAGCAGCACTCTCGTCGATCCGAAGGTGGACGTGTACATGGACCCGAACGACATCGACCCTTCGACGGTGACGATGCGTGACCGCTGGACGTATACGATCAACGGCCAGGAGTTCATATCGCAGGCCGACCGTCTAGCCATCACGACCGGCCCCGACTCGAGCCCCTGGCTTCTGGTGGCGACGCTCTAATGACCGAACGGCAGGGTTCGTTCTCGGATTCGTACGAGGCCTTCCGCGAGGGCGTGGAGGACGGACTTCGCGTTGCCGCCGAGGAGATCATGGCCGCCGCCGACGTGCTCTGCCCAAAGGACACGCTCACGCTCGTCCACAGCCGGTTCATCGACGACGTCGAGCGCTCCGCGACCGGAGCCAAGGTCACGATCGGCTACGGACGCGGCACCGACTTCAACCCGAAGACCGGAGAGCACCCCAGCGAGTACGCCGTCCCGGTGCACGAGATCCTCAACGCGCGTCACGCGCCTCCCACTCAGGCGAAGTACCTCGAGACGGCAGCGCTCGCCTACGAGCCGACGTTCGGAGCGACTCTGCGCATCACGATTGAGGCGAGACTAGTCTCGAGGATACGCCCGTGACCGCCCTGATGGTCGAAGAGATTTGCGAGTTCCTCGTCTCGTTCTCGCCCGCGATCACGCTCGGAACCCCCGCCGCCGCGCTCAGCTTCAACCCGACCGGCAGCACCGGCAACATCTACGGATTCGACATGCCGGACAAGCCGGACGCGTGCATCAGCATCTGGCCGTACGGCGGCTCGCTCCCGCATCTCGTCGACAACGTGGACGAGCCCACATTCCAGGTGAAGGTGCGCGACATGGTCGTGCCGTCCGGGGAGAAGACGATCCAGGGCGTCTTCAACGCGCTGCACGGCATCTACGAGCGCGCGCTCGTCCCCGCTGGAGACTGGTACTGGAACCGCATGTTCGCGCTGCAGAACCCGATCTACCTCGGACGCGACGACGTCCAGCGCCACCTCTGGGTGCAGAACTTCCGCGGCTTCGTCCGCAACCCGTTCCGAGGCGTCGAAGGCGCCGTCGACCACTAGGAATCCCCGCGCTGCCGATACCTACGGCCGCATGCTCACGTACGAGAGCAAGGGGGGTTAGCAAGTGGCAAACCCAAACGCGATCGCCGGGAAAAACGGGTCCGTCTACATCCCGGGAACGCCGAATGCCCCCATCGGAGAGATCACGCAGTGGCAGATCCAGGCTGACCGTGAGAACTACGACCAGACGGCGCTCGGCGACGACTGGAAGCGGTTCGTCATCGGCCTCGCCGGATGGTCTGGCAGCCTCACCGGCTTCTACGCGATCCCGAGCGACTCGGCCGGACAGCTCGTTGTCTACAACGCGCTGATCAACGGCATCGAGTTCGCCTGCCAGTTCGTCACGGCCGTCGGCGGTGGCTTCTTCGAGGGAATCATTCACGTCACACAGTTCACGGTCGGCAACCCGAACAACAACTTGGTGTCGATCGCGTTCACCTTCACCGGAAACGGCACATTGCAGCATCTGCCGTAGCCGTGCGCTCCTTCTCCGGATCCGGGGGGGCGGTCTACCTGCTCGGGGATCCCGTGACGAACGGGGTCTCTGAGCCGTGGCGCCCGCGCGCGCTGCTCGCGAAAGTCGCGCGCTGGGGCATGCGACTCAACGAGAACGTGTTCGTGGCACCGACGATGGGCGCCGACTCCGTCCATGTCAAGCCGCAGCCGACGACCGCACGTCTCGAGGTCGAGGAGATCACCGGCATTGAGGTGGCGACCGGCGACGAACTGCTGGTCGAAATGCCCTTCATGGGCGGCAGCATCCGCGGCGTCGTCGAGGTGACGACGTCCGTGGCAAACCAACTGCAGGGCGACCCCCTGCTCATCGACGACCTGAAGGAGGTCGAGTATGTCCAGTGAGACCCCCACCGCGACAGAGCCGAAGCAGGAGCCGATCGCAAAGGCGCCCCCGGCTGCCGAGAAGCCCGCGCCCGTGTCCGAGCCGAAGGTCGAGCCAGCATCGAACGGTTACGCCGACCGCAACGCGTTCCTGTCCCTGATCGGCGACCTCGCCGAAGACGACATGACGTTCACGACCACGAAGGGCAAGGAGATCAAGCTCCTCGTCCGCGAGATCACCGGCAAGGAGCGCGCCGACCTGATCACACTGCAGGCGGCCGCGTACGCGAAGGGCGAGCTCGACATGGTCAACTACGAACGGAAGATGCTGCTCGCGGGCATCGTCGATCCGGAGTCGCCGGAGGGCGCCCGGCAGCCGCTCCTGAAGTCCGGTGACGCCGACGCGCTGATGGGCTTGGGGGCGTCAAAGGTGGCGTTGCTTGTCGCGAAGATCGAGGAGTTGTCGGCGATGGGTGTCGTGAACCAGACGAGGGTCGAGGGAAACTCCGCGACCACCCCGAGCGACGACTCTACTTCCGCATAGCGGAGTCACAGGGGAAGAGCGTGAACGAGATGCTGGCGACCACGACTTCCTCAGAGATCGCCGAGTGGGCGGCCGAATACATGCTCCGCAACGAGGACGAGGAGCGGGCATATAAGGAGGCCGATGCTGAACGTCAGGCCCCCGAGGGCGTTGCGGGCGTGCTCGACGAGGATGCGGAAGCGGAGATCCTGCGGGTCGCGCGCGAGCGGGGGTACGAGGTCTAGTTGGAAGTCGCCGAACTCACCGCGACTCTTGACGCGAAACTCGAGCCGCTCGCGCGCGCCCTCTCGCAAGCTGACGCTCTCCTCGTGGCAACTAGACGCGAGCTGAAGTCGGTCGAGGAAGCGTCCGCCAAGGCGGGCGTTGCTATGGGACAGGTGAAGATGCGCTCCGGCCAGGCTGCAGAAACGACCGGGGTGATCGAGGCGATCAAACGCGGCCTCGGCAGCCTGCGAGACAAAGCGGTGGATACCACGCGGTCGCTCCGAGACGTGAAGATGACGTCGCGTCAGGCGGCGGAAGACACCGCCGTCACCGAGGTGCTGATCGCAAACCAAAACCGCCTCCAAAGACAGATACGCCAGACGAGGCGTGAACAGGCATTTGGTGGTGGGGGCGGAACGGGGCTAGGGGCCCTCGGATCCATCGTTCCGGGAGGCGGGCGAGCCACAGGTGCCGCCTTCGGCGTCGCCGTCGCGGGCGCAGCGGCGCTCGCAGCCCCGTTGGCGCCAGCGGTAGGCATCATCGCCGCCATTCCCGGGCTCGTCGCCCCCGCGGTCGCCGCGCTCGGCGTACTCGCACTCTCGGGCTTCGGAGACGTCACGAAGGCGATCGGCGGAAACAAGAAGGCCTACCAGGATCTTCTGCCCGCGCAGAAAGCGTTCGTCGACTCGATCCGCCAGTTAGTTCCGCTTCTGAACGGCATGAAGCAGATCGTCGGGTCAAACCTGTTCGGGCCGATGGCCGCCGCGTTGCAGTCTGTCGCCCGCAACGCCTCCGCGCTCTCTCAGATCGGCGGGATCCTCCGAGGCATGTCGCAGTTGATCGGCAACATCGCCGCATCCTGGATCAAGTTCCTCGGGTCGACGCAATTTCTTGACTCGTTCCGGCAGACGCTCTCGACCGTCGCCCCGATGTGGCAGCAACTGTCCGGAGCCATGCAGGCGGTCGTGCAAGGACTCGTCAACATGGGCGTCACGTTCAAGCCACTCGAGCAGTTCCTGACCGATGCCGCGGTGAAGGCCGCGAACTTTTTCAAGGAATGGTCGAAGAGCAAGGATGCGAAGGCGGCGAACGACGCGATCATCACGTCGCTGAAGCTGCTCGCCCAGACGGCGGACGCGCTCATCTCCATCATCAAGGGCCTCTTCGACATTCTCAAGCCGGTCGGCACGCTGCTGCTGTCTTCTCTCAACCCGCTCCTGAAAGAGTTCGGACAGTGGCTCCAGAAGAACTCGCAGACCATCTCCGGCGTTCTGATCAACGCGCTCGAAGGACTCATATCCGCCCTCAAGGGAGTCATCGCCTTCATTAAGCCGTTCGGGCCCACGATCGAGGAGGTCTTCAAGGTCTGGGGTGAGGCGATCAAGGGCATGGGGATGGAGGTCGAGTGGCTCGGCAATCACATGCACTGGCTGGCCGACGCGACGAACTGGGCGACCAAGAACGTAGTGAGCGCGGTCTCATGGATGGCGTCCGGAGTTTCGACGGCGATCGGCGGGATCAAGACCGTCATCCAGGACGTCGCGAACGGTCTGATCTGGCTCGTCAACCACATTCCGATCCCCACCTTCAAGACCGTACTCGGCATACCGATCCCCACCGGAGTGCGTTTCCTGAACATTGGCAGCGTCGATCTCAGTAGCAGCGGCGGGGGCAACCCGCCCGGAATCCAAGGTCCGACAGGATCGGGCGGCGGTGGTCAGCAATCGACCGTTCCTCCCGGAGTCCATGGAGCGAACACTGGCGGCAGCGGCTTCCCGAACTTTTCTCCCACGCCGATCAGCCCCACCGGCAGCGCCGATCCGTTCACGGGCGGCGCGGCGGGTTCGGGCGGCCGGACAAAGAAAAACACAGGCGCGAACGCCTACATCAACCCGTTCCTCGGCCGCGGCCAGGGCCGCATCGACCAAGGTCAGGATTTTAGCGGCAGCGGCCCGATTCTCGCGATCGGTGACGGGATCGTCCGTCGGGCCGCCTCGAGCGGCACGGGCTGGCCGGGCGGCGGCTGGGTCAGCATCACCCTCACAAGTGGCCCGCGCGCGGGGTGGACGTACTACGTAGCCGAGTACCTCACCCCGAAGGTCAGCGCCGGACAGCACGTCCGCAAGGGACAGGTTATCGCCGAACAGAATGGCGGCATCGAGGCCGGGTGGGTCGCCAGTCCCACGCAGGGCAGCGCGATGGCGGGCAACGCCCTCTCGTCGCAGCTCGGACAGAACGCGATCCAGCGCGGCCTCTCCAGCGACCCGGGAGGCGTTCCGTCGCCTCAAGGTCAGGACTTCGCACGCTTCCTCGGCTCGATCGGTGTCGGAGGTCACGGACGGGCAAAGCAGCCATCAGCGCTCGACCTGATCCTTCCCCCTGGCATGCAGGCCGGACTGGCGGCGGCGCAACAGGCTGTGGTGAGCGCGAAGGGTCCAGCGGCGATGGTGACGGCCGAGAAGGCGTACGTCGCAGAGCTCGAGAAGATTCAGACGCTCCTCGATCACGAGAAGATGACCGGCGACGCGCTCGTCCGTCTGAACAAAGAGAAGCTGCTCATCGCCAAGGACCTGAAGAAGGCGCAATCCGACCTGATCACGGTGGAGAACACGCAGCACGTCCTTGGCATCCTCCGTCCGGTGCTTGGGGGCACGCAAACGCCGGGTACCGGAATGACATCGCTGAGGAAAGAGTATGCAGCGATTGAGGCAGAAATACGGAAGAGCGGGATCGCCCTAGCAGGCAGAGCCGAACTCGTAATGAGGTTGGTCGCGCAGGCGATGGAGAAGCCGATCAGGGACTCGAAGATGCGCGACATCGTCCGCCAGTTGCTAGACGGAGTCAAGAGCGTGGTGGACTCTCGAGCAGCGGCGATCAAGACCGCAATCGCGGCAATCAAATCAGCGATGGACTCGATGCAGTCGACGGCGCTGTCGGCGTTCGACGCGATCAATCAGAAGTGGAAGTCGCCAGCGCAGCAGAAGCTAGACGCGATGCAGAAAGAGGATCAGGCCAATCAACTGAAGCAGAACTTGTCGGACGCGATCACCCAATACGGCGCCGGATCTCAGCAGGCCAAGGATGCACAGCGCGCCATCGACGAAGCGGCGCTCGCGCAGCAGGCGCAGGATGAGCAGACGGCGCACGACGCCGCGGTGAAGGCGAAGAAGGACCAGTTCGAGAAGGAGTACGCCGCCCTCCAGATCCAGTTGGCGAAGACGCACGCGAGCGCGGAGACGGCCGCTCGAGCGCTGCGCACCCTTTACAGGAAGTACGGTCTGACGCCAAGCTCGGTGCAGGCAGTGACCGACTGGAACACGGCGCAGAGCCTCTTCGTCGCTGGCATGGCCGGGTTGACGCAGGCGATCAACAGCCTGTACACCGCCATCACTGGCAAGAAGGCTCCCGGTGGCGGCAAGGGAGGCGCTCCGATCATCAACCCGGACGACCCGCTCGGCGGCGGCGGGGGTGTTCCGGCGACCAACCTCATACCTCCAATGGACAAGCACAGGCCGTTCGGCTATGCGGCTGGCGGTCTCGCAAGGGCTGTCCCCGGCGGCATGTACCGAGTCGCCGAAGCCGGGCACGACGAGATGATCATCCCGCTTGATCCCTCCCGGAGAAGCCGCGCGATGCAGTTGATGCACCACGCTGCGAATATCGTCGGCTTCGCCGACGGCGGAGTCCCCAAGCCGCCAAAGGGTCTGCTGCCGCAACTCGGCCCGGGACAAAAGATCAACCCCACAACCGGACTGCCGGACGTACCAGCCTTCAGAGCAGCAGCGATGTACCTCAACGACGCAGGCCGGGATAAAAATGACACCCCGATCCTGTCGGCGCTCATCGGATCTCTCGGCCCGGGCGCGCAAGCAAAGGCGTCGATGCGCGCGACCACCACGTTCGACGGCTATCCGCTGCGACAAGGACTCTGGCGTGGCACTGGCGGTGTCGTCAACCAGCAGATGATCTCGGGGTGGAAGTCACTGTTTCCCAACGTCGTGTTCGAGACCGGAACCCCGGGCGAGCAAATCTCGTGGATGCAGGCCGCCTCGCGATTGCCGCTCGGAGGCCAAGAACTCGGAGGTCTGATCCAGAACGCCTACGCAGGCGGGTCGAAGCGTGGGTCACTACTCGAGCACGCCACATCGCACGCCGTGCACTTCTCGAAGGGCGGCTACGTCCGCGCGCGCCCGGGCGGCACGCTCGCCCTCCTCGGCGAGGGCGGACGCGACGAGATGGTCACCCCGGTCGGAGGCGGCGGGGGCGGCGGAGACATCCACCATCACATCTACATCGACTCGACCGAGATCGCCCACACCATCACCGAGCGCCAGTTGCGGTCGAAGCGCTACGGCGGCGTCGGCTTCCAGAGCTCCACGCGAAGCTGATGGCAGGACCGATCCAGGCACTCAAGCACGCGGAGTCCGCCTGGATCAAGGTCGAGATCGCGTTCCCGAACAACTGGAACGACACCTCGCTCACATGGTCGGATGTGACGAACCGCGTCCGGTTCACCACCGACGGCGGCATCTCGTGGCAGCGGGGACGCGACGACGAGTTCCAGGAGATCGTCCCCGGCACGGTCAGCATCACCTTCAACAACCTCGACCGCGCCTTCGATCCCACCTACCCCGGCTCGCCCTACTTCCCATACGTCGACGGCGGTCGGCCGATCAGGATCACCTGTTACTACCCGACTCCGGCCACCGGATTCGTCCAGTTCATCGGCCAGATCGACGAGTGGGACATCTTCTGGCCTCCGGGACGAGACGCCTACGTCGTCGCCACAGGACCGGAAATGATCGGCGCCCTCGCGAACTCCCACATCAACGCCAACGCCTTCCTATCGCTCACCGCACAAGCTCGTCTAGCAGACCTTATGGCCTACGCCGGGATTCCGGTCGCCCGGCAGAACTTCCTGAACGGGACGTATGCGATCCAGACCCAGCTCTACACGAACACCGACGTCCTCGCCGCAGCGCAACAAGTCGCATCCTCCCAGAATCAGGTGTTCTACGAAACCCGAGACGGCATTTTCCAGACCAAGGGAGTCTTCTCAGGCGTAGGTGCTCTGGCGACGTCCTTCGGTGAAAAGACCGGCACAGAGATTCCGTTCTCGACCATCGACATCGCCAACAGCGGCGCCTATCTCTACACCGTCGTCGAGATGACAGCGGCTGTCGCCCAAGGCGGAGCCCAGGCGCCGGTCGTGACGGCAACGGTCGCTGGTGGCGGACTGCAGCGTTACGGCTACAGACCGTACGCGCGCAACATCGCGGCGCTCACCCAGGCGAACGCACAAAGCGCCGCGACCGCGATGGCGGCCCTGATCGCCGCCAAAGGATTGACGCGCGTCAAGTCGGTCGTGATTAGGCCGATGCGCGCCGCCGCGATCTCGTGGCCGGTCGTTCTGGCCGCCGACTTCGGAAACACTTGCACGTTCAACTACCTGCCGCCAGGGGGCGGACCGCGGTTCTCACAGGACATGATCATCCGGTCGATACGACACGAGATCAAACGAGACTGGGTCGTCACCTGG